CCACTCTTCGATCCGCTGGGATTCCCGATCGGATTTTTGAACCATGCCACGCGAGCGCAAGCCGGCCGACAGGCGTCAACCAGGCTCCAAGACACACGACATCGGCGTCGTGCGGGCACTTCCGGCGCACGTGCCAGCCATCCCAAAGCCCGCTCCACACTGGCGCGAGGAGGTCGTGGAGGGCTGGAACGACTACTGGTCGTCGCCGATGGCTGGTCAAGTGACGAAGCCGACCGACGCCCCGGCTCTGCGCCGGCTGTTCGATCTGCGGCATCGGTACCTGGTGGCGCTCGACGCGTTTGACGCCGAACCGATCGTGGTGGGGTCGACGGGTCAGCCGACGATGTCGCCATGGGCGCAGGAAGTCCACCGACTCGAGGCTGCCGTGTCGAAGGGCGAGGACAAGTTCGGTCTGACGCCGTCGGCTCGTCTCAAGCTCGGCGTGACCTACGAGGAAGGGGTATCGCTTGCCGCTCGCAACGCAGACCTCCTCCGCTCGTTCCAGGCATCACAGCAAGCCTGACCGTCCGACGTATGGCCCGCTGGCCGCGGCGTGGATGGAGGCCAACCTCGTCCACGGCGAGGGCGACCTGTTCGGCCAGCCATTCCGATGCACGGATGATCAGCGCCAGTTCCTGGACAAGCTGCTCCGCTACGACCCGAAGACCGGCCGTCTGATTGTTCGTCGTGCCCTGCTGGGCCGCGCGAAGGGGTGGGGTAAGACCGAGTTCATCGCCGCTGTGGTGCTGTTCTTCCTGGCTGGCCCACTTGCTCCGACGGCACCGAACATCCCGATCGCCGCCGCTTCATTCGAGCAGGCAGACCTGCTGTTCGGCACGGCGAAGGTGATGGCGACAGAGGGGCCGCTCAAGCCGTTTCTCGAGTCCTACGACACCGAGATCCTAATCCGTAACGCACCTGGTCGCGCCTACCGCGTGGCCGCCGCGGCCGGCACGAACGACGGTGGTCGCCCGACGGTGTTCGCCGCGGATGAGCTCCACGAGTGGCAGGGCAACAAGGCCCGCGTGTTCTTAGTGATCACCAACTCGATCGCGAAGCGTCGCGACGGGCTGGTGTTGATGATCTCGACGGCAGGCTCCCAAGAGTCCGAGCTGTTGCGGGCGCAGTACGACTACGGCAAAGCCATCCAGGCGGGCGACGTCATCGACGATGCGTTCCTGATGGACTGGGCCGAGGCCGACACGGCGCTCGACCCGCACGCCGGCCCTGAGGCTCGGGCCGAGATGGCGCGCCAAGCGAATCCGCACGCCGACCAGTTCGGCACGTTGGAGTTCATCGAGCGCCGTTGGCACGAGACACCGGAGCACGAGTGGCGCCGGTACTTCGCGAATCAGTGGTGGATTCCACCGTTGGATTCGTGGCTCCCGTCAGGTGCGTGGGCTGCGTGCGAGGTGTCCGACTGCAAACTCGACCTCGACCTGCCCGTGTGGGTCGGCGTTGACATGGCGTTGAAGCACGACTCGATCGCCGCCGTCTGCGTCCAGCCGCAACCGTCGGGGAAGTTCCGGACGGTGTCGCGGATCTGGTATCCGTCGGGCGACACGATTGACGTGGCGTCGGTGGAGTCGCACCTTCGCGACCTGCATCGTCGCTACGGGGTGCGTGAGTTCGCGTATGACCCGGCGTTCTTCGAGCGGTCTGCGCAGGCGCTCGCCGATGACGGCCTGCCGATGATGGAGTTCCCGCAGTCGGCGGCCCGCATGGTGCCTGCCTGTCAGGTGGCGTACGAGCTGATCTGTGGCGGCCTGGTGGAGCACGACGGCTCGCCGACGTTCACCGATCAGGTGCTCTCGGCGGTCACCCGTGAGACGGAGTCGGGGTGGCGGTTGTCGAAGGGCAAGAGCAAGCGAAAGATCGACGCGGCCGTTGCGATGGTGATGGCGCTCGCAAGGGCTGACGCGAAACCAGAGCCCGCGTCGAACGTGTTCGCCGCCTATATCGACCTGTGAGGTGAACGTGAAGAAGCTACTCACGTCTGCCCTCGAGGTCGTCAGTGCCACGTCGGTAACGGTCGGGTTCGCCCTGTGGTCGGCGCCGGCCGGTTTCGTTGTTGGTGGCCTGTTGGGCCTGTTGTTCGCTCGAGAGGTGGCGCGTTGAGCATTCTGTTCCGCCAGCGCGCTACGAGCGCCGCCCCTGATGACGCCGAGCGGTCGCAGCTCACGTTCTCGCAGTACACGAAGATGATCGAGCCGTGGCTGCCGTTCTTCACGCGCAAGCCGACGGATCGTGAGCCGATCGAGCGCACGTCTTCGGGCATGGCCCGTGCTGCTTATGCCGGCAACGGCGTCGCGTTCACGTGCGCCGCCCTGCGGATGCAGGTGTTCAGCGAGGTGACGTTCAAGTGGCAGGACTTGGCGACGAAGAAGCTGTACGGCAACGGCGAGCTCGAGCCGCTGGAAATGCCCTGGGTCGGCGCCGGGTCTGACGACCTGCTGGCCCGCATGGAGCAGGACGCAACGACGGCGGGCAACTCGTACTGGGTGGATGCCGGGTCGCAGGTGCGGACCGACAGGGCGAACCTGTTGCGCCTTCACCCTGAGTACGTGACGATCGTGCTGGAGCCTGTCTCGCAGTTCGGTGGCGGCCGGCTCGGTCGACTGAAGGTCGGCTACATCTACGCCGAACCCGACCAGGATGCTGTCTATCTGGACGTTTCCGAGGTCGCTCACTTCGCCCCGCTTCCCGATCCGCTCGCCGAGTTCCGTGGCATGTCGTGGCTGACGCCGGTCCTGTCCGACGTCGAGTTCGATTCGTCGTTGAACGAGATGAAGCAGGCGTTCATCGACAACGCTGCGACGCCGAATCTGGTGGTGTCGTTCGATCCGTCGGTGTCGCCGGAGAAGTTCGCGATGCTGACCGAGGTCATCAAGTCGAAGGCGACGGGTGCGTCGAACGCCGGCAAGACGTTGGCGCTCGGTGGTGGCGCCGATGTGAAGGTGATCGGTTCCACGTTTGAGCAGTTGGCACTCAAGGCAACGCAGGGCGCGGGTGAGACCCGCATCGCTGCTGCTGCTGGTGTGCCGCCCGTGTTGGCTGGTCTGTCTGAGGGGTTGCAGGGTTCGTCGTTGAACGAGGGCAACTACGGGCAGGCTCGCCGCCGGTTTGCCGATGGCACGCTGCGCCCGAACTGGCGGTCCGCTGCGACCGCTCTGTCGGTTCTGGTCCCTGCGCCGACCGGTTCGCGCTTGTGGTTCGACGATCATGACGTGCCGTTTCTGCGTGAGGACGTGGCAGACGACGCGACGATCCGCGAGTCGAACGCTCGCACGATCCGTCAGCTTGTCGACGCCGGGTTCGATCCTGTCGCTGCGGTGAATGCTGCGGTGAACGGTGATTTCGACACGCTCGGCGCGTCGCATTCCGGCCTGTTCTCGGTGCAGTTGCAGCGGCCTGGCGCTGATGCGCCTGCACCGTCGAGCGCTCCGGCCAGGTCGGAGCAGCAGATCGAGCAGTTGGAGATGTTTGCCGCCATGTCGTCTCGCACCTCGGACACCCATATCCATTTGCCGGATTCGTTGCATGTGGAGATGGCGCGGTCGGAGCCGATCGTCATTCCGGCGCCTGTGGTGAATGTGCCGGCGCCTGTGGTGAATGTGGCTGCCCCGAATGTGACGGTGGAGTCGCCGACGGTGAACGTTGCCGCCCCGAATGTCACGGTGGAGCCTGCTGCGGTGAACGTGGCCGCTCCGAACGTGACGATCATGGATGACAGTAACGAGTCGCCGTCGGTGTTCAAGGTGAAGCGCGACCAGCAGGGCCGCATCGTTGAAGTGGTCGAGCAGTAATGGCCTGGCCTCCCGCCACCATCGCCGACAACAAGGCGCCCGGTGCGCCGACGTCGGACACCGAACACCCGGATCATCACAACGCGCTCGCCGCGGCGGTCAATGAGATCGTCGCCTACCTGACCGCACGTGCGTGGACCGAGGTCGAGGTCGACTTCGGAACGACCCCGCAGTACTCGGCGCTGTTCACGATTGTTGATGGTGACGTCACTGCGT